AATAATGTGCGTTGAGTGCAACTGCTTCGGAACTGTTACCCCCTACGGTGTAGGTGGCAGAACCCCAACAGAACAACCAAAGGCTCCTAATGTAGCCATTTACAACAAGCCAATTATCCGTATCGGTGAATCCCCAATCGGTATGTCAATGAAAGACATGGAAGATGAGGATTACGACTAATGAAGAAGAAAGCAGCAGCCAAGAAGGTTGGCAAAGTAATGGGCGAGTACAAGCGCGGAACATTGAAGTCAGGTTCAGGTGCAAAGGTACAGTCCAAGAAGCAAGCCGTTGCTATCGCTATGAGCGAAGCAGGAATGGCAAAGAAGAAGGCTGCAAAGCGTGGCGGAAAAAAGAAGTAAGCGCGACCCGCGCCTAGCGCGGGCTGGCGTTGCTGGTTTTAACAAACCAAAGCGCACGCCAAGCCATCCAACTAAATCACATGTTGTGGTTGCCAAGGAAGGCAGTCAAGTTAAGACCATTCGTTTTGGTCAGCAGGGCGTTACAGGTGATAGACAACCTACGAAACGCCAAGCATCATTTAAAGCACGCCATGCAAAGAACATTGCCAAAGGCAAGATGAGTGCGGCGTATTGGGCGAACAAGGTGAAATGGTGAAAAGGAAAGCATTTTGGGACACGAAGAATCCAAAGCGTACATCTACAAAACTTACTTCTGCACAGAAGGCTGCAGCCAAGGCTCGTGCAAAGGCTGCGGGTCGGAAGTATCCGAACCTAGTAGATAACGCAGCAGTGGCTCGCAAGAAGAAGAAAGGCAAGTAATGGCAACAGGAGTAGCAGGAAGTACCCTAACGGGTGAACTTAACCGTCTAGCCAATGGCGGTACATACCCCGTTTATACGGCTTATGAAGCGCCACAGGGCGCTGCAAACGCATGGGCTGGAACTACTGGCAAAGGACTTATTGCTGCCCTCAATTACAAGGCTAGTTCTACTCGCCAGCCAAATGACTACAAAGGTTTAAACGCCATCTGCAATGAACTTGCTGGCACCTCTGGACTATCAGCCGTAGTTGCATTAAGGAGCATTAACCTATGAGTACATTTGCCCAACTAGCAGACCGCGTTGAGGCTGTACTGCATGCCTATACAGAGAATACAGAGCCATCAACATGGCTAGATACTGCTGCTACAAGCACAGCAACAACCATTGAAGTACACGATGCCTCTGTCATTGGTCGTGGTTATGTACAGATTGATGACGAAATTATCTTCGTCCATGCTACAGACAATGTGGCTAACACATTAACCCTAGCCCCTTGGGGTAGAGGACAGCGTGGTACTACACCTGCTACCCATGCCCAGAACGCTAAGGTTGTCATGGGTCCACTGTTCCCACGCCAAGAGATTAAGAACGCTATCAACAACACTATTGATTCTATGTACCCAAGCATCTTTGCCACAGGTACCTATGACTTTGATTATGTTGCAGCGCAGTATTCATATCAGATTCCTGCAGCAGTGCAGAATGTTCTGTCAGTTACATACTCTACAATCGGTCCATCCAAAGAGTGGTTTCCTGCTCGTGCATGGCAGTTAGATAGAACTGCAGATTCAGATGCCTTTGCAACCACAAAGAGCCTATCTATTTATTCAGAGATTGTGCCTGGACAAACCGTACATGTTTCCTATAGCAAGCGCCCAACGCTGCTCACTAGCAATGACCAAGAGTACGAAACAGTTACAGGCTTTCCTTCATACTCAGAGGATGTAGTCATCTATGGCGCAGCCTTCCGTATGGTTTCATTCTTGGACCCTTCACGCCTTGGTCCTCAGTCTGCAGCAGCAGACATCCTAGATGGCGTGCGACCAACTGGTTCTGGTCAGAACGCATCCAGATTCTTGTACAACATTTATCAACAGCGTTTAAATGAAGTGGCGAATAACCAACGCCGTCAACATCCAATCCGTTCGCACTATCAGAGATAAATACATCATTTATTGTCGCATCCATTAGCGGATTTCCGACATCATTTCCCTACACTCTGATTGTAGACCCAGATACCTCTAAGGAAGAAGTGCTTACTGTTACCTCTGGTAGCAGTACAACCCTTACAGTAACTCGTGGTGCTGACAATACACAGGCTGTAGCCCACTCTGCTGGTGCAGTGGTTCGTCACGGTGTATCTGCTCGTGACTTCCGTGAGTCAGAAAACCATATCGCAGCCCGTGGCTATGACATTGACCAAGCGATTCTTGATGCTGCTAACCAAACACATGTTCACGGCATTGCTACTGGTGATGGTGTAATTGTTGGTACTGACAAAGAGCAGACATTAAACAATAAAACTATTGGTGCTAATGGTCTTAAGTTTGAAGGCGCAACAACCAATGCCTTTGATACAACCCTTAATGTTGAGGACCCAACAGCCAATAGAGCCATTACATTCCCTAATACCAGTGGAACTGTAACAATTAACGATGCAGCACAGACCCTAAGCAATAAGACTCTAGGCTCAAACCTTCTTGCTGCAACATACAAGATTACTGGTCTTGGCGACCCATCATCTGCACAGGATGCAGCAACAAAGAATTATGTTGATACTGGCGTATCAAGCGGTGTAGCACAGGCTGCAGCCTCTGCTGCTGCTGCAGCCACAAGCGCAACTAGCGCTTCTAACAGTGCCACTGCTGCTGCCACATCAGCAACAAGTGCAGCCAACTCAGCAACAGCCTCTGCCTCCAGTGCAAGCGCTGCTGCTACTTCAGCATCTAGCGCAGCAACTTCTGCTACTGCTGCAGCCACCTCCGCAACTTCGGCTGCTGCCTCAGCCACGGCTGCTGCTACCAGCGCCACAAGCGCTGCTGCAAGCGCTACTGCTGCAGCAACCAGCGCTACCAGTGCTGCTGCTTCAGCAACAACTGCTGCCGCTTCTGTAGCCGCAATCGCAGGCTACGCTGCTGCTGCTGCAACAAGTGAAACAAACGCTGCTAACAGCGCAACGGCTGCAGCGACATCTGCCACAAGCGCTGCTAACTCAGCAACTGCTGCAGCAAACTCTGCAACCGCAGCAGCGACAAGTGCTACAAGCGCAGACAGTGCAGCGTCTATTGCAATCGCTCAGGCTTCTAACGCAAGTGCTTCTGCATCAGCAGCAGCAACTAGCGCTACATCGGCTGCTAACTCTGCTACGGCAGCAGCCACATCTGCTACCTCCGCAGCAGCAAGTGCTACTGCAGCAGCAACATCTGCAGCCAGCGCAGCCACAAGTGCTACATCTGCTGAGGCTGCTTGGGATTCATTTGACGATAGATACCTTGGTCCAAAGGCTACGCCTCCTACGGTAGACAATGATGGCAACCCATTAACCGCAGGTGTTATCTATTACAACACTGGCGATGGCAACATGTATGTCTGGAACTCAGGTACATCATCATGGCAGGTGTTTACATCTACTGGTGACATCACTGCAGTAGTCGCAGGCAATGGACTCCAAGGTGGAGGAACATCGGGTTCTGTCACGCTAAGCCTTGACACTAGCGCAGTAATTCAGCCAACAATCTTTGCTGCTAAAGGTGATATACTAGCCGCTAGCGCAAATGACACTCCAGTAGTTTTGCCAGTAGGAACTAACGGACAGTACCTCAAGGCTGACTCAGCCCGCTTCGTGGGCAGCAATTATAACCGACCCAACACCGTCAGTATTTATGCTGATGGGCGCTTAAAGGAGAAATAACTAAATGGCTAAAAAAGTCCTTGGGCAATCAAACCCATCTGCGACAACACTCACAACCCTATACACAGTACCAGCATCTAAAGAAGCAGTAGTATCAACAATCTCTGTTGCTAACCTTACTGCTACTGCTGCGACATTCCGTATTGCAGTACGCCCTGCTGGTGCTTCAATTGCTAACCAACACTATATTGGTTATGACATTACGGTTGGTGCATCTGACTCTACACTGATTACTGTTGGTCTAACCCTTGCAACTACAGATGTTCTTTCTGTGTACGCATCTACAGCCAACCTAGCCTTTCAGGCGTTTACTGCTGATTATCTTGTAGTTGCAGGTGGTGGCGGTGCTGGAAATAACTATGGAGGCGGTGGTGGCGCTGGAGGTTTGCGCTCTACTGTAACCGCTACTGGTGGTGGTGGAAGTCTTGAATCACAGATTACCCTTTTATCAGGAACAACTTATACAGTTACTGTAGGCGGTGGAGGTTCTTCGGAAGTTTCAGGAAATAATTCTTTAATTTCTGGAACTGGATTAACGACTATTACATCAACTGGCGGAGGACGTGGTGGTGGAGCAAATGGTGGTTCACCTGCTGCTGCTAATGGTGGTTCTGGTGGTGGATTAAATGGTTTTGGACAAGTAGGTAGCGTCACAAGTGGAACATCAGGTCAAGGTTATGGCGGTGGTTGGTCAGGAGTAAATCCTGCTACCGCAAATGCTGGCGGTGGTGCTGGAGGAGGTGCTGGTGCCGTTGGTGGCAATGGTTCAAATTCTGGCGGTGGAACTGGTGGTACTGGCGTAGCAGTTTCAATTACTGGTTCATCTGTTACTTATGCTGGTGGAGGTGGTGGCTCAGGTGGTGATGGCGGTAGAGCGGGAGGCGCTGGAGGTTCAGGAGGCGGTGGCGCTGGCTCTGCTGGGTATTCAGGAAATCCTGGAGGTAATGCTACTGCTAATACTGGTGGCGGTGGTGGTGGTGGTGGTTACGGTGGCTACAACGGTGGAAGTGGTGGCTCAGGTGTAGTCATTCTTCGTGCTACTCAAGCAGCAGCCTCAACTACAGGTTCACCTACCTACACAACATCAGGCTCATATCACATTTATAAATTCACTGGAAGTGGGAGCATAACTTACTAATGGCAATCAGAAGTCTTAAGAACGGAACCTTTAGCCGTAGCCTGCTTGTTGGTAATACAGCATACGACCCTCCTGATTTTGAATCTATTGCTACTGTATCTGTTGGTAGTGGCGGTGCTGCCAATGTGGAGTTTACTTCTATTCCTGGTACTTATACGCATTTACAGGTTCGGATTATGAGTCTAGGTAGTTATGCTGGAAATCAAAGTCTAAGTGCAACATATAATAGCGATACAGGCTCTAATTATTCATCTCATTGGCTAACAGGAAATGGCAGTACGGCAAGTTCTGGCGCAACGGCAAATGATAATATCCAATATTATGGTTTTGGTTTATGGGCTAGCGAACCAGTTGTCTCAGTTATTGACATTTTAGATTATGCAAATACTAATAAGTATAAAACAATGCGTTGTTTGACAGGCTTAGATAGGAATGGTTCGGGACACGCTTATTTGTTTAGCGGTTCTTGGAGAAATACTAACGCCATTACATCTATAAAAATTGCTGCAAATAGTGGTAATTTTAACCAATACTCACGCTTTGCACTATACGGGGTGAAATAATATGCCAGCAGGATTAACATACGAATCAATAGCAACTACAACTGCAACTACTGCATCTTCTGCAGTTACTTTTTCCAGCATACCGCAGACTTATACAGATTTATTTTTGGTCATATCCATACGAGCCAATTCAACACCTACTTCTTTTGGAACTGGTATAAGGTTTAATAGCGATACTGGTTCTAACTATTCAAGAACTGTTGTATATGGGTCTGGTTCAAGTGCTGTATCGTTTAGAGATACAAACCAAACTCGTATGTTCTATTCTGCT